AGACCGTCGTCCTTACTGAGCATTTCTAGCTCTTTCTGTTTCCACACCTTGCAGTCCGCACACCCGCCGTCGAAAGCGCAGGTCACTTTCTTGTAAACGCACGGCTGGCCGCGCTTGGCGTGCTTCAATACTGAAGGTGCCAGTTTGTTTTCGGTGGCTGATACCTTCATTTCTTTACCGCCTTCTTGCGGTGTTTAATCTTGCGCCTGGGCTTCGGAGTATAGATTGTCTCAGATACTGTCGTTATTGATTCTTGCAATTCCATGCCATCCGGAATGCCACCACTAATAGAGACAGTCGCCTTATTCTCGGCAGGGGGAGGCATTAGTTTGTTTTCTACTGGCGCTACCCAGCCGCCCTCTATCCATTCCTTAGCCAGGCAATCGGGTACGTTAATGATCTCTCCTACTCGCTTATTTCTGGTTCCTATCCAGGTCTTTAAAACTTTAACCTGCATATTATCCGTACTTGACCAAGAGGCCGTTCTTAAAAACAAGGACTCCGCCCTCTGTCTTTATCTCTGCCGTCTGCCCTTCGTAGTCGCCAACCTTGATGACGTTATTGAACTGTGCTTCCTTCTCGACGACCAGGGTAGCGAGTTTCAATTCTTCAGGTAGTTCCATAGTATCGGCAAAGCTCACCTTTATAACCCACTGCCCGCCCTCGTATAGCTTTATCGTGCGGGTTGCGGTGTCTATCCACGCAGAATACTCCACATGCTCGGGAGCCTTATCGTCTATGTAAACCATCTTCCTCTTTGGTGGTTCGTATGCCATGTTTCACCTCTTAGAATGGGTGGCGGCAGTTGATTACCGCCGCCCTATTGCTACTTGGTTCTACCGCATGAGGGTCAAGAACACCATAGGCGCGTTGCTTGAGCCGTTGGAGCTTGAGTCCATTGCGAATCCAGCGATCTGGAAGCCGTCCTCTACGGTCACGTCTTTAGCAGAAACGACAGAGCCGTTGCTTACGAATACGATAGTTCTGTCCATTGCGCTATCGCAGGTATTACCGTCTGAGGTTATCCAGCGCGGGCCGTAGGTTTGGAGCCAGAACCACTCACCTGAAGCCGCGACAGCCGTAGCCATCCCAAGGAATGTGTCGTAACCGTCACTCAGCCCATCGCCCTTCATGTAAATGAACTGGTTGTCCATGTTTTCAATTTTTGTCGTGGCAGCCGTGACAGCACTCTCCAGGGGCGCGTCCAACTTGACTGTCAGTGCCCCGCCTGTCGATGTGAGGGCAGGATGAGAGACTACCGTCCGCTGTTGCGGGTCTTGATTAACCCCGTTGCCGATTACGATCTCACCGCCAGCCAGTTCGTTTGCCCATAGGACGCCCGTTACCAGATGTCCGATGGTGGTGTCGATAGTGATGGTGACGTAGCGGCTGCCTTTTGCGCCAGCCGCCAAAGTCTCGCCCGGATAGTCCGCAGCCATTGAAGCTGCGGTTTTCTGGGTTGGAGCCACAACGCAGGTGTTGGTTTTCTTTTTCTTGTAAACACCCCAGTATGTGTGCACTGTGCCGCCAGCATAGCAATAGACGAACGTCTTGAAGCCACGTCTTATGATAGTGCCAGCGGGGTATTTCTGCACGGTGTCCACGCCGTAAGGTGTGCCGGCGCCGACCGAACCCTGTGCCCCGCCTATACCGGGGAAGTATATGTCGTACTGATTACCTTCGGGTAAAGCCAGAAATGATGTTAGAGCCATTTTATTATCCTTTCGTTAAGTTTTTACTATAAACTAAGTGGCATCGTTGCAACAGAAGCGGAAAGCGTTCGGGCGAATCACCGCTCCGCCGACACGGAAGTGAGCCTTGAATCCGACCAGTCCAGCCTCGGCATACAGTTCGTCGAGCCTCTGGACGCTCATTCCCATGCGGTCAAGGATTAAATATCCCTGCTTGAAGTTGCCAAACAGTATATTTAAACCAGTGGTGGTGTCAGCCGGTATCGCCATCGAGTTGTTGTTGTAGACAGGATAGCCGTCGATGTTATTAGGCTGCCCCACCAGGAGGGAAGGCTGCCACAGGTACTGTCCTGTAGCCGCAGCCTGGAGGACTCTAACGGCCGCTTCAGTTGTCCGATGCATTACCCAACTGGCACCCTGCAAATATTGAGGCGGGAGCAGGTATTCGACTGCCAGAATATCGTTGAGCAGAACGGTGTCATCGGTTGCCCAGAACTTACCGTAGGTGATGTAGTTGGCAGGCCCACCGCCAGCGACAAGGCCAGCGTTCAGTACAGCGTCCACAGTCAGGCCGGTGGGTTGCTGTGAAGCGTGTCCGGCTCCAACCATGAAAGCAGCCTCTTCAGCGGTAGCTATCGCATTGGAGAACGAATTGGAGATAAGCGCCTGAAGGTTCAGGTCGGTGTCCTGCAGTTCGTCCTCGCCTACCTTTGTCAGGCCGTACAGATCCTCGACGTAGATATTGGCATCAGTGGGAACCATTGTGCTTTCAGGGATCAGTGCACCTGTTTCCAGTTTGCCCCAGCCGACGGTTACTTCTGTCAGAGAGCGAGCGCGGATTCTATCACGGTTGGTTGTCCTGGTTGTGCAAAGGTTCCTCAGAACGGTCAGTCCTGGCAGTGCGCGGATTACATCGGCCTCAAGGTCTTCCGGCACTAATATGAGGCCGGAGGCATCTTCTACTAATGCCTTGCGCTCGGCGGGCTCCATTGCAGCCTTACCGCCACGCACCCATTTGAAGAACGCAGCGTTGCGTGCCTTCTGCTCCTCGGACTTCGCGCCCTTCTCGCCCGGGAGAATAAGCTCTTTCTTATTGAGTTTAAACTCCAGGTCATCGATCTTCTGGTTCATCTTGGTGATATTGGCCTTTGCCTCAGCGCTCATTGCCTCGCCGGACTTGGTGGCCGCTTCGATAGCGGTCTTGTGCTCTGTCCTCATCTGGGTCAGAACTTGCATGATCTCTTCTTTGATCTCAGCCATTTGATTTTCCTTTCTTATAATTTCTTCAGTAACTCTTCGACCCTGTCCTCTGCTGCTTGCGGATCGAAGCCTATATTGTGAGCCTTCAGCGCATCGAGAATGTCTGCGGCTTCTTTGTCGGCGGGAGTGTCTTTGACGGCTTCCGTGACTTGAAGTGCCTTCTCTTTGTCTTTAGGCTTTATATCTAGCACTGCTTCTATTTTGGGGAGTAGTTCCTTTACCTTGTCCTTAATGTCCTTGCCTTGAGCCCGTGCACGTATCATGCCACACACATGATTGGCGGTGTCCTCATCGCCGTATTCCTCTATCATGTCGGAGATACATTCATCCCACGGGTAGTCGGCTCCGGCCTTCTCTGTCTCGGCCTTGACCGCTGTGACTAAAGCTTGATCGTCAGCAGCGAATGAGCCGACAATGAGGGAAATGTCGGGTACTTTCAGTTCTTGGAGGTAGCGCACGCCTGACTTCAGTTCTTTCTTAACTACGTCATAGCCAATGGACAGGCTCTTTATCACGCCTTGCTTCATAAAGAGATAAGATTCGTCGGCCTTCTGTACGCCGCGAGTGAATGCGCCGTGTACCTTGAGGCCATGCCCGTCCTCTTCGACCTTGGCCAGCCCAACAGGCGACATGATATCGTGCATCCAGAACAGCGGGATCTCGCCGTTGTGGTCGTTGATGGTCTTCTTGAACGCGCCCGGCTGGACTATATCGCCAACCTTATCGGCGGTAGAGCGGAACACTGAGGCATATCCCTCGAATGTGCCTTTCTCTTCGTCTATTGACTTGACTTCGAATTTGACTTGCTTTCTTTCTGACATCGTGCCCTCCGTTATTTCTCGTGAAATATTTAGACTATATATCCCTCTTTACAGCGGCAGTTGATAAACTCAGCGGGCTTTCCATCGGTGTCGCAAGGGTACATCAGTCCGTTGCTGTACTTCTCATCAAATCTTTTTTCTTCGCCGTTAATATCGGCGTGGGAATCGCGCACCCTATCATCCATACTTGCGATCCATACTTTCTTGGTGACGTAGCCTGACTGTGCTGCGGCTTCCCGCTGCCCCTTACCGGCCGCCGATCCAACCTCAGTGCGTGCGACTCTCATCGCCTTCCATGTTTCACCCTCGTCGAAGTACGGCTTTAGTGAAGCGTAAATGTCCCTTGAGCCAAGCCCGTCAGCGATGCCCTTCTCGATGATACCCTTGACTCCACCTATCTCAGTGTCGAGGATGGACTTAATTGACTCGGCTATATGAGAGGTTAGCCATTCCTGCATAACAGGAGTGGATAAATCCATCACCTTGTGATGCTCGACAATATTAAATCCCCTATAAACCTTTGAGGTATTCAGTGTATTCAGCGTTTCATTCCCGAAGTCCTCAGCGATAGCCACGACAACCGCGGTCAGGGTCTTCTCCCATTTAGACTTTAAAGACTTAATAGCATCTTCTGCTGGGGATGCCATAGAAGATGGTTCCTTGCCCTCTACAGCCTTCATTACCTTTGTGGCCTGCTCTTGATATATCGGCTGTAGCTTCTTGGCTGCTATAGGCCACCACGCCACAGTCCTTGTATCCAGGCGCTTCCAGTGTGCGGCCTTCTGCTCATCGTTCATGTTCAGCATCTTGGTTGAGTGCTTGATAGTTGACTCGGCTGGTTGCGCAGCGCCGACAGGATTGAGGCTGAACGGCAGGTAGCTGTTCTCCCAGCCGGGGAACTCTTCCAAGCCGAGCTTTAAGACTGTGTTCGCCTGACTGACAGGGATGCCCATTGCGAACATCTTGCCCGCCTGGTCTACCTTTTGCCCGAAGTCCTCGCGCAGCGCTGTCACTCCGGATAGGTCATAGCTGATAGTGATATTGTCGCCGTACAAAGGCGCAATCTTGAGATTGAGTGTGGCTTTGATGTCGTCCAATAGAGGTACAATAACCAACTCGTATAATGCTTTCTTTGCTTCCACGACGTTGTTATATGTTGACTTGGTTCTATCTCCTAACCACCAGGGGTCGAGGCCGAAGGCTGTCGCTATATCGTCGGCGTTGCGTAACCTTGAGTTGATAAAGTCCATCTCCACCGGTGTCAAGGACATCTGATACCACTTGTAACCAGCACCGAGAATCCACGGCTCCCGGCGGCTCTTCTTATTTAAATACTTCTCCTTAACCTGCCGCTGGGACTCCTCCCACTGCTCTTGGGTCATTGCAACGTCAGACACGAACACGCCGTCCGGTGTGCCCCTGTTCTGCATGGATACCTTCTGCGTGTCCTGCATCTCGTTGTCTGTGTCGACGGTGCGCGCTGCGGCCTGAAGGTCGCCTATGCCCCAGTAAGGATCGCCGGGGTTGAACTGCATGAAATGAATGAACGCCTCCGCAGGAGCCAGCTCGCGCCGCTGCCCACCGTCCGCCTCTGTCACCTGATAACCCTCTATCCACTTCGACGGGTCTTTGGATGGTACAGGGTGAATCAAGTCAGGCATGCATATCCAGAACTCTTTCGGCTGCCCGCCTGCCATTATCGGCTGAATGAGCGCATTACCCACGAGCTTCAGGTGAGCACATAGATATTCCATGTTATCCTGCCCTGAGAAGAAGGGGTTTGGATTTGCCCATGCCAGCGTGAAGGGATGATCGGTGATTGCCTCGCCTGACTTGTTATCTATCACAACCCACGGGATGCCAGATGCGCTCTGTACGATAGTCCGTACTGCGCGGTAGACGTACAGTGAGAGCTTATAGCCTTCACGAGTGGCCTTTCGAATACTGAGATCACTATATACAGCTACCCCAGGGGTGCGCTGGGAGAATACGTTATAAGGCGCAGACTTTGGCGCTGCCGCCTTAACAGGGAATATTCGGTTTGCCACATTCGCTCTTATTTTTTCAAGCATCATTTCCCCTTTTACCCTATCTGTTGCGGATCGTGTCCTGGCGTGCCTAACATCAACTCAGTCAATGCCCATACTAGTGCATCCAGCCTATCTGGAGATTTTGCGCCAGGCACCCATTCGCAAAGCTGATCTTCCAAGTCAGGGAAGAAGCCGATATGATGGACTTTCCCCTGCTCATATAATGCCGATATAGGCTCGGCGCGCAGCTCTTTACCGCGGCTGGCATGCACCGCTTTATAGGCGACGGATTTCTCGACGCTGCGAATGGTATTCTCTACCATCTCGCCGCCGTTATTCACTTCGCCGATTATCCTGTCGGCATTGTGCTTGTGATAGCCGGTGATCGCCGCCGTCGCCCAGCCGCTAGGTGATGCCCTGAGTGATAGATCATCGAGGACATATCCATGTAAATCTTTGCCTACTTCCGCCACTCCTGCGATGACAATGCCTGTCTCTGCTGATTCCTCATTGCTACTCGCTGCCGGGTCAACTCCAACCACGATGCGTTTAAGTGGCGGATGCTCACGAAGCCGCAAGTTTTCTAGCCATTCGCGGTGCCATAAGGCATTCGGATTATCAGTGAGGATCTCCCCTGCAAGTTCCTGCCGGCCAAGCCGCGTTCCCTCATATCGCTCACAAACATACTTCAGGAATGGTGGAGGCAGGTTCACTTTATTGTCTAATGTATGTCCTATAGATTTAACAGTCCGGGGATCGGCTAATATATGCTTTAATATCGGAATTGGCCTTGGAGTAGTACCAACTACTGCCTGTGGATTCTCTCCCACACGCAAGCCGAATATGAGATTGTCCCAGGTATCCTTCGGATATTTAAACTTACAGAGTTCGTCGACCAGTGCCTTTGCATGTTGCGGTCCTCTGAGTTGGTCGGGCTCGTCTCCGGAATAGACAATCGCCTGCACTCCATTAGGCCATGTCAGCCGGCGCTTCGATGGCTCGTATTCCGGCATGAACCATGGCGGGCTGATCTTGAGAATCGAACTATCTCCAAGTTCGACTATCGTATCGCGGACATCAGCCTTCGTCTGCCCTACTAAAGCAATCGGGCCTACCCCGGCCTTTGCCTGCTTAATAACCCATTCATTCTCGGAACGGGTCTTCCCCCATCCACGGCCAGTGAGGATTAACCAAACATACCAGTCGGTGTCAGGTGAAAGTTGGTTCGGTCTGGCCCAAAATCCCCAATCATAAAGCAGGGATTCAGCTTCTTTATCACTAAGACTTTCGATCGCTTTCGCCCGCTCCGATTCTGGCAGCAAGGCGATCGATTGCGCGAGTGAGCTTTCCTTTTGCATCAATCTCTGACTCCGTTCTTATCGGTCCGCCCCCTGGCCCGCTGATCTCCTGCTTATGTGTATTTATCATGGCGAGGATGTCCGGCTGCGTGGCTAGGAATATCTGCGCACCGAGCTCCGGCCGCTGGACATTTATCAAGACCGGTTGCCCTGTTTTTTCGTTATAGATAATCCTGCCGGCTTTGTTCTTTAAAACTTCTCCGCCATACCCTATAGCGGATCTCCACAGAGAACGGCGCAGCGATATGCGCCCAGTGTCCAGAAATTGTTGATAATATTCACTGAAGCGCATGCTATGTTCGCGTTTACATGCCCGCTGAATCGTATCCTCGCTCTTCTGTAGCACACTGGCGATCTCAGGAATTGTGCAATGAATGCGGCACAGTTCGGCCACGATCTCCCAGTCGATTTTAAGAGTTTTTGGCCCGGATCCCAGGGGATTCTTCTCTGTCTTCGGTTGTCCGCTATTCTTTCTGCTCACGTTCGCGCTTCTTTCTTGGTTTCTCCGCTTTTAAAATCTTTACCCTGACTCTAGGAAAATTCAGTTTCCTAAGCCCTACTTTATCAGTCTTCATAACTTACCGCCTTATCTTAACTGCAATCGCAGGATAATTACGTGCGGACGGGGCAAAGAAGAAATGACCCAGGCCGTCCGCTTCTGAAGAGATATGAGGTGCGCCGGTGGGATCGGCGCAATGAGGTTGAGCCGAGGGGAGGTCCCTCGGCGGGGAATCATATTTGTGTTATATCCACGAGTATATCAGCCTGAACTGCCTCGATGAATGCACATGGTAGAGCTGCATCGCCAGGACACAGGATATCGATGCCGAGCCGGAGCGGTACGTCATGCACAAGCTGGGTGCAAAGCAATCCTTTATTGCTCATGTAGACGTACATGTCCCTGGCTGTGACAGTCTTTAGGCG